ATCGCTTGATTGATAAGAGCTGGATCGAGGGGAAAGAGATTCATGAGCCTACAAACTGGAATCCAGTACAAGAGATTATCAAGTACCTCGAAGCCTTGTTTGAATCGTCCGAAAATGTCGGTTATGTCACGGAAAGCTATCCGAAAGTCAACGACGAAACGGGCGAGATTGAGAAATGGCTTCCGACAAAGGGAGCGTATGACCGGACAGCGGGACAACTGATCGAGCAACTTTCCAAGTGTAACGGCGATATCGGGGCGGTCCTCGGGGACTATCACAAAGAAGCGGGCGCGTGGATTCGCTTCAATCCGCTTGATGGTAAGGGCGCGAAAAACGAGAACGTGACGGAATTCCGCTATGCGCTCGTTGAATCGGACAGCATGAGCGTTGAAAAGCAAAACGCGATCTATAAAGAGCTTGAATTGCCGATCGTGGCCCTCGTATATAGTGGAAACAAGTCCTTACATGCCATCGTTAAGGTGGACGCGAGCAACTATGACGAGTACAGAAAACGCGTTGACTATTTATATAAGATCTGTCAGAAAAACGGGATCTCGGTCGATACACAGAACCGCAACCCGTCGCGCTTGTCTCGTATGCCGGGATTTGAGCGAAATGGCCAGAAACAATTCTTAGTTGATACGAATATCGGAAAAAGAAATTGGGAAGAATGGTATCAGTATATTGAGGACTTAAACGACGATCTTCCAGATCCGGAAAGTCTGGGCGATAGTTGGGACAATCTTCCAGAGCTTGCGCCCGAGTTGATTCAAGGCGTGCTTCGACAAGGACACAAAATGCTGATCGCCGGGCCGTCCAAGGCCGGGAAGTCGTTCAGCTTGATTGAAATGTCTATCGCGATTGCAGAAGGCCAGAAATGGCTTGGTTGGAATTGTACACAAGGCAAGGTCCTATATGTCAATCTTGAGTTAGACCGTGCGTCATGTCTCCATAGATTTCGCGACGTGTACGAAGCAATGGGGCTACAACCTAACAACTTGCAAAATATCGATATTTGGAACTTGCGCGGTAAAACTGTACCGATGGACAAGTTAGCTCCGAAGCTGATTCGCCGATCGCTCAAAAAGAACTATATCGCAGTGATTATCGACCCTATCTATAAAGTCCTTACGGGTGACGAAAACAGCGCGGACCAGATGGCACACTTTACGAATCAATTCGACAAAGTGGCGACAGAGCTCGGGTGCTCGGTGATTTACTGTCATCACCACTCAAAGGGCTCTCAAGGCAACAAGAAGTCCATGGACCGGGCGAGTGGTTCGGGCGTATTCGCTCGAGATCCGGACGCGTTGATCGACTTGGTAGAATTGGACGTCACGGAGGAGCTATTCGCGCAACGTATCAATTATACGGCTTGCCGGATTTACAAAGAGGCCTTGCAAACGTGCAACCTTGGCTATTACCAAGAAGAAGTCACACTCGACGATCTCCAAAGTGCTGCAATCATGCGGACACACTTCGAAAGAGCCGTTCCGAATATACTCGATCGTAAGCCATGGACAGATAAAATCGAACAATCCCGTCGAGCGATCGAAATTTCGACAGCGTGGCGCGTGGAAGGAACGCTTCGAGAGTTTGCCAAATTTAAGCCTATCAATATGTGGTTCAGCTATCCCGTGCATTTCTTGGACGATTCGGGAGTCCTTGCTGATATTCAACTAGAGGATACAGTTCCTAGTTGGAAAAACAATTTAGATAGTAAAAAGGCTAACGATAAGAAGAAGAAGTCCGCTGACGAAAAATTCACAACGGCTATGGATGTATTATTTGACGGAATAAATCCCGTTGAAATAAACGACGTGGTGGAATATTTTTCAACCGAAGATAAGCCAGTAAGTGAAAAAACGATCCGAAGATGGGTAAAAAATAATGGTGATTTTGAAGTCAAAAATAATCAAATTTTACCTAAAAATGAGTCAGGGACAAATTAGGGACAAGGACAAACCCGAGGGACAAACCCGAAAATGTCTCTCGGGAATGTCCCTGAACTCTATGGACAAACCCGAGAATGTCCCTATGTCCCTAAAGTGTCTCTAGGGACAAGGACAAACCCGAGAATGTCCCTAAGAAATCGCTCAACCACGCACTTTAGAGGCTCTAGGGACAAACCCGAAAAACCTAGGGACAAAACGAGGGACAGAATCTCTCCTCCTCCGGAGAGAGAGATTTAGGAAAATGTCCCTGATGGTCCATGGGTACAGGAACAGGAACAGGGGGGCTTTGCTCCCGCCCCCTGTAACCCTGTAACCCTGTCCCCTAACATGGACGAAGCGCGAGAGCGTGGAGCTAAAAAGAAAAAGTAAAAAAAGAAATGGTAAAAAATATATGAAAGTAAAATTTTTCAAATCAAACGTGAGCTTTTTCCCGGACTTAGAAAAAGAAGTAAATCTCTTTCTTGAGTATTTGGAAAAAGCGGGGAAGGTATGGATCAATACCGACGTCCAGACTATTGGGGAAAATGTGCTGCTATTTGTATTTTATGAGGACGAATAGATGATCGAATTCTTTTTGCCGATGGAAAAAATTCCAACGACGACACACCAGCAGAAAAAAGTAAACGTCAGAAATGGCAAGCCGATTTTTTACGAGCCAGAAGAGCTGAAAAATGCTCGAGCGAAATTTGAGAGCTTGCTTGCGCGTCACGTTCCACCAGACAAGCTAAAAGGGCCGATCCGGCTCACAGTCAAATGGTGCTTCCCCAAAATTAAAGGAGTACGCACCGGCCAGTACAAGACGACGAAGCCCGATACAGACAACCTTCAAAAGTTGTTCAAGGATTGCATGACGAAGCTGGGCTTTTGGACAGACGACGCGGAGGTCGCAAGCGAGATCGCGGAGAAGTTTTGGAGTGAGGTCGTGGGGATCTATGTCAGAGTGGAGGAGTGGGACGATGAATTATATACATTTCTTTAGCGTCGAGATCCCGGAATGGATGGCCCAAAGTAACCAAGTGGCACAGACGGTCGGGTTTAATACTGATCGGTATTGGCTATGGGTGACGGGATCGATCGCGGAGATTTGCAAAAAGTACAATGACAACGAGCTAGTCGTCAAGCAATTCGGACTCTTGTTCGAATGGCTAGAAGCTCAAGCGGAAAGGACGGAAAAATGAAAGAAAAAACGTACTACGAAGTTTTGGACGAAATGAATCAAAATGAAAAAGACAACTCGCAATATGAAATATTGCTCGAGCTGGGCGAAATCTGTTTTGCCTTGATAACAAGAATGAATCGAAAAGATACAAAAATCGATCGTGAAACAGATGTCGCGATCAATGGAAAGATGTATCAGATCACAATCGAGGAAACAAAATATGGAATTAGTAAAATACGATAGCGATCAGCGTCAACGATTCCCGAAAAATTTGGTCCGCCTTCGGAAAGAGCGAGGCTTGTCAAAGAATAAGCTAGCTCAAAAGTTGGGATGGTCGTATAACACGATCACGAGTTGGGAACGGGGCGAACGTATGCCGTACCAATACGCGATCGAGGATATATGCGCGATCTTTAATGTCACAGAGACGAAGCTCTTGGGATCGCCTGTCAAGTTCCGAATGTTTGCCTATTATCGTAAAGGCAAGCTCATGGCGACGGGAACGCTACAAGAGATTGCAGACCAGACCGGGGCGAAAATCGAGAGCTTGCGAAGTCTATTGTCCAAATCGAAGAATCCCAAGGACGGATGGAAGACTTACCTCGTGGAGATTAAAGACGAGACTCGCTATACTATCGAATTTACGCAGACGTTCACGATCGACGAGATCGAACGGCACGGCCTCGGGTGGCTTCGAAATAACCCGCTAGCAAGAATTGAGGAGGTTAGAGGATGAATAAACAAGAATTAATTAAACGTATTAACGAGTTGCCTTATTTTGAAGGCCCTATCGCTTGTACGGTGACAGTTAATAGAGAATGGTTATTACAATCAATAGAACAACTAGACCAACCGCAGAAAGTGAAAATTCCTAAATTTGTCGCGGAATGTATTGAATACGCACAGGCAAGTGATTGGGACCTAGAAGATGTTTTTCAAAGTATAGCTAATGAGCTAGATACTTCTGAAATTTCTGTATGGTTTTATTCTAAAAGCGAGAATATGGATACTTTGGCCAGCGCTTGGCTGTATGGTTATGAAATCGAAAAAGAAAAACGCTATTTGGTAATAATGAAAGGCGTTGTTACCGGTAGTGCGTACTTAAAGCAAGACGCCAAGGATAATTATTGGTATTTTGGCACCGATTCAGAAAGAGGAAGTATTGTTATTAAACACACCGAAAAAGAGTTAAAAGAAGCCGGTTTTGGTTGGGTGTTTAATTGTCCGGGAATTGAGATTGAGGAGGTGGAGTGATGGAATGGAATAAGCTAACAACAAGAAATATTGCTGAAGATGAGAAGGAATATTTTAATGGTGGTATTGAATTTGTTTGGGATGGCAAAACTCCAGAAATCGATGAAGAAGTCCTTGTCTATAATCCAACGACAAAGCGGATAATAACAGATACTTGGTTTGATTATGGGGAAGGAATTGGTTTTGAGAACACTGATGAAGATACAGTATTCTGGATGAGTTATCCAAAACCACCAGAGGAGGTAGAAGAATGACAGAAATTAGATTACAAAATCCATACGTTGACGACGTTATCAAAGTGAGAGAAAGCTATGGAAAAATTGCAAAAATGTTGGAATGGTACGCACAAGGCAATATAGAGTATCTTCAATTGCTTCAATTCGAACCAGAAGAAAGATTGATTACTATCAATCCTAAACACTTTGCAAAAATTGAATTTAAACCCGAGGAGGTGGAATGATGAAACCAAAAAGATACCCTTATAGCGGGAAAATAAGAAACCGCGAAAAGACAATTTTAAATGTTGGCTATATCAGTGCTTCTAGCATAAAATCAAACAATTCTACCATCACAATCAATGAGGGAAAGGTTTTTGTTAATGGTGAGAACATTCGGTTAAATAAAGGGGTGGAGTAATGAATAGAGAAAAATACTACGCCCTATACAGAGGGGAAAAGTTTTTAGGAATTGGAACAAAGAAAGAACTTGCTGAATTGTTGGGCGTAAAAGTAGAAACAGTAAGTTTTTATGCTACGCCGTCTTATAAAAAAAGGATAAACGAAGCAAAAAGTCGGCGTTTGGTCCGTATAGATTAGAAAGGGGAAATATGAACTTACTCGATACTATTTTCCTTGGCTTTGTTGGTGGTTGGCTCGGAGGATTCGTCTGGGCTTTCGTCGCCACGTTTAGAGCGAATAGAAAGGGAAAGGGATGAAAAACTATATACTGGGGATCTTGAATATTGCGGTCCTCGTCATCGTGCTCGTCGTTTGTTGTATCAACATGAACGCAAGGATCGGCACGCTAGAAGAACGAACGAAGGAGCTACAACTCAAAGTCGAAGAGCATGAGCGCTCGATTGAAAAGATCAACGAGGGAGACAAAATGCAAGATACTATAATAAATAAGCTAAACGCTGAATATAATTCGGAGGTGGACCAAGAGTTGCAAGAGGCTGCTGATCGAAACGGCGTGGGGGGATAATGTGAAAATCTATATCGTGAGAAAGTATGAGAAGCTGACGCGTTGGGATTGCAATCACTCGACCGGGTTCAAAGAGTACGAATTCGAGACGAAGGACGAAGCGATGAAATTCCGCAACAGTCACAAGAGAGGCGTCTTTGACGTTTACGAAAAAGAGAAGTAAGCCCAAGGGCTAGAAAGGAGGGGAGCTTGCGAATTGAAACAAGATATGGATATCTGATCGACGCGCTTCGACGGTATCCGTTTGACAAAGAGATCAAAGAGCGAATCGAAGAGATCACCTTCCCGTATCAAAATTTCGACGAGAACTGGTTCTTTAAGAGCAAGTCAGCAACTAACACGCCGGAAGCGCTCAAGAACGTTATTCTCAAAGAGAACGATCCGGAACTAATTCGACTGTACACGCTCACAGAAGCCATCGCAGAATATACGAGCGAGTGCGCTCCCTCGAGTTGGGAGGCAATCAAGGCGCTGTATGTGACACGGTCGAAAAATGTCGAAGGGGTGGCGATTGAGCTCTTCATGTCGAAGAATTCAGTCTATCGGCATATCATCAAGCCGTTCTTCGAAGGACTGGAAAAGAAATATACAAGTTTTTTCTTAAAAAGTCGCTAAAAGTTGGGAAAAATGCACGAAAAAAGGTGATAAAATTGTATTATCGGAAGATTGAAGGAAACGACAATCTTCATCGCGGACGACAGGCGTTTCATTTTGAAAAATACCAAAAACACCAGTAAGCATTTTTTCGTGGGTCTCCTAACTTTTATTTTTAAGGCGGTTCGATTCCGCCCGTCCGCTTCGACAAGGTTTTACCTTCATTTCACCTTGTCTAACCTTTCCATTCTTCAAAAACAGCTCTCACTTACTCCGGGGCTGTTTTTGTTTTCCCAAAAATAACCGATGAAAGGGGGTGCGTTGTGATGGGATGACGGAAAAACAACAGAAATTCGCAGATGAATATATCATTTCGCTTAATGCTACACAAGCGTATAAAAAGGCTTATCCGAGCGTTAAGAAGGACGCGACAGCTAGAGTATGTGCAAGCCAACTCCTAACAAATCCTAATGTAAAAGCCTATATAGACGAACGACTTGAGAAATTGAAGTCGGAACGTGTCGCAGATCAACAAGAGGTCCTTGAATTTCTTACGTCCGTTATGCGTGGCGAAGTGACCGAGCCCCTTTTGGTGCTTGATGGCGAAGGGACTCAAAAAGTCGTGAACGCTGTTCCAAACGTATCAACACGACGAAGTGCAGCGGTCGATCTTGGGAAACGATTCGGACTATTTGTTGACAAGCAAGAGATCACTCAACGGACAATTGAAATAAAAATTGGTGAGTGGGATGACGACGACTAAACCACGAATCAAGATCGAATTCAACTATCCGAGCCGTGTCTTCAACAAGCATATCTACGACAAACTGACAGACTATGATACCTTCACGGAGGTACACTATGGCGGTGCTTCTAGTGGCAAGAGCCACGGAGTGATCCAGAAGGTCGTATTCAAGGCGTGTCAAAATTGGAAGTATCCACGGAAAGTCTTATTCCTTCGTAAAGTCGGGGCGACGGTGTACGATTCTATATTCGAAGACGTGAAGCAATGTCTTGAGACTTGGAAGTTGCTCGATAAGTGCAAGGTCAATAATTCAGCATATCGGATCGAGCTCCCGAACGGGGCTCAATTTATTTTCAAGGGACTAGACAATCCGGAGAAAATCAAGTCCATCAAGGGCATTTCTGACGTGGTGATGGAAGAGGCCTCGGAATTCACGCTTGACGATTATACGCAATTGACGTTACGGTTACGGGATAAGAAACACAAGAAGAGACAGATCTTTTTAATGTTTAACCCGGTGTCGAAAGCTAACTGGGTATATAATGCGTTTTTTATCAAGACGCCAAAAAATACAGTCGTCTATCAGACAACATACAAGGATAATCGTTTTCTTGACGATATCACAAGAGAGAATATCGAGGAGCTAGCGAGCCGAAATGAAGCCTATTACAAGATATACGCTTTAGGTGAATTCGCGACACTCGACAAACTCGTTTTTCCAAAGTACGAGAAGCGTCTCCTCAATCCTTCCGAGTGGGAACACTTGCCGGCCTATTTTGGTTTGGACTATGGATTCATCAACGACCCGAGCGCATTTTTACACGTTCGAATAGACGATCAGAATCGCAAGCTATACGTCGTTGAGGAATATGTCCGAAAAGGATTGACAAACGACAAGATCGCAGAAGCTATCAAGTCCCTCGGGTATGCAAAAGAGCCGATCCGAGCTGATTCAGCGGAGAAAAAGTCGAATCAAGAGCTCCGAAATTCAGGAATCCCTCGAGTTATCGACGTACAGAAAGGACCGGGATCAGTTATGCAAGGGATACAATACTTACTTCAATATGACTGGGTAGTTGACGAGCGTTGCGTGAAGCTGATCGAGGAGCTTGAGAATTATACGTGGAAGAAAGACAAGAAAACAAATGAATACATAAACGAGCCCGTCGATTCATACAACCATTGTATCGACGCGATTCGGTACGCGTTGCAAGATCGTATCTTACAAAGTAAGTCAGTACAAGAGCGAATGAAGAACGCGTCATATTATTTCGGGAGGTAAAATTGGTTACTAATTTTTTAAAAGGGACACGCTTCGGAGAACGTGCGAACGATCATTTTTTCATGATGACAGAAGACTTCGCAGTCATCGATTATGCGTCGAGCGTATGGATCGAGCAATTGAAGCGATACGTCAATCGGCACAAGAAAGAGCAATTGCCACGCTTGCAAGAGCTCAAACGTTATTACAAGGGCGATAACAATATTAAGTATCGACCAGACAAGGAAGACTCAACAGCGGCAGACAATCGTATCTCGAGCGATTTTGCAAAATATATCACCATGTTTGAGCAAGGCTATATGTTGGGGAATCCGGTCGAGTACAAGAACGAAGACGACGTGGTGCTTGAGAATATCAAGGCTTTCTCCGCAAAGAACAACGAGAAGAAACACAACTCGTCGATCAAGAAGGATCTTTGCGTCTATGGTCGAGCCTATGAGCTTTTAACAGTCACGGAGCGCGATCGTGTCGCTTGGGTGAAGCTGTACAAGTTGAGCCCGGAGCAAACTTTCGTCATTTATGACGACACTTACGAGCAGAATTCGTTGATGGGCGTCAATTATTACGACGTTGACTATGGAGACGCGAAACGAAAGACAATCATCAAGGTATATACAGCGGATCGCGTCTATACTTACGAGTGGAGCTCACAGAAGAGCGACGGAATGAAGCTCAAAGACGAGCAAGAGCATTTTTTCCACGGCGTACCAGTCAACGAGTACAGCAACAGCGAAGAGCGCCTCGGATCGTATGAGTCAGTATTGGACAATATAGACGCTTACGACTTGTCACAGTCAGAGCTTGCTAACTTCCAACAAAACAGCAACGACGCGATCTTGTTGATTAAGGGCAACCCGTACACGGGAGCGGACGAGAAGGACTTCTTCGATGATGGACGAATCAATCCAAACGGTCGCCTCGGGGTGTCCATGGCGTACAAGCGCGCTCAAGTGCTTATTTTGGACGACAATCCGAATCCGGGAGGGTCAGCGCCAGACGCAAGCTATCTCGTTAAACAATACGACAGCGCGGGAGCAGAAGCGTACAAGGAGCGTCTAGTGAATGATATCTTGCGATTTACATTCACTCCGGACACTTTGGACAGCAATTTCGGAGGCGTTCAATCGGGCGAGTCTATGAAGTATAAGTTGATGGCCGCCGATAATTATCGCGAGCAACAACAAGATCTCTTCGAAGCGGGGCTTATGCGACGATTGCGCTTAGCGGTGAATATTTGGAAGATTCAAGGGAACGAAAGCACAGCTTACGAGCTTATCAACGAGACCGCGATCGTATTCCGTCCGAATATTCCACAAAACGAAAAAGAGATCGTCGAAATGGTCCGCACGCTGTACGGAATCGTGAGCGAGCAAACAATCTTCGAGATCTTGAATCAAGTAACGGGAATCGACGCAGAAGTCGAGCTCGAGCGTTTGAAGGACGAAGCGAAAGAACAACTCGAAGTCTTGCCACGTTTCGAAAAGCAAGATCAAGAAGACGGAGAGGTGACAGATGACGAACAAATTGAAGAATCTGAAAATCCTCGAGGATCATGATCGATATTGGACAGACCGAGCCCGTGAGATCTTCGAATACGTTGATCGTAAAGATATCAATTTCTTTGCTGAAATGGAAAAGATCTATCGCGAGCAATCCGTGAGCCTTCAAAAGTCAGTATTTGACTTTTATACACGCTTCGCGGAAGATCACGAAATCACTTACCAAGACGCAATGAAGCGCCTTCGAGGCGAGGACTTGAGCGATTACGCGGAGAACGCTCAACGGTATCGAGAGCAAGCGGAGAAAGATCCGGAGCTCCTGCGCCGATTAAACGAGCAATACGCGTCAGCTCGGGCAGTACGCCTCCAAGTGCTCAATTCAGAGGCCGTCTATCGCGCCGGTGTACTAGCCGGGGCGTTGCATAAGAGCTTCGAAAAATATCTCTATGACGTGGCAGAATACGCTTATCGAAAGTCAGTCGGTGGGCGTGCGGGTGCGATCAACCGGCCCGCGTTTGAAGAAGTTATTAAAACGCCCTTTAATGGCCGGAACTATTCGGCCCAACTTTGGGGAAACACGGACAGCCTCGCGAATAGTCTTAAAAAGGTATTCCGTCAAGGCTTTATCCGTGGAGATAGCCCGCAAGAAATGGCCCGGGAGATCCGGAAAGAATTCAACGTGGCACGGTCTCGAGCTGAAACATTGATCCGGACGGACGCGACAGCCGTTGTCAATCGTGCAACGATCAAACGGTACAAGCGCGAAGGCTTGAAATACTATCGGATCTTGGTTGTACTCGACGATCGAACGACTCAAATTTGTCGGAATATCGCGCAAGAGGATAAACTCTATAAACTAGAGGACGCGGAGGTCGGAGTCACGATTCCGCCTTTTCATTATAATTGCCGGTCAACAATTATGCCGGACGCGGGAGAGATAGGAGAGGAGGACGAATGATAAATATTTGGGATCTTGTTTCGTTTGTCGCGGGCATGATCTGTCTTGCTGTTCTGGTATTGGTGGGGTGGTCCATCATTGCCGGACTGATCGACGGAATCATCACAGCGATAAAAAAACACAAAAACGTAACTTAGTGCTTAGAACAATCTAGGCACTTTTTTATGCTTTGAAAGGAGTCAGAAAATGAAATACAGAAAGAAGCCTGTTGTGGTTGAGGCGGTTCAGTTCGTAGATACTGAAGAATCAATTTTAAAATTGTCAGAATTAGGATTAGATCCAGTCCGGATTGATTATGCTGATTTAGATAATCCAATTTTAAAAATAGAAACACTTGAGGGATTGATGGTTGCAACAGAAGGTGACTACATTATCAAAGGTGTCCAAGGAGAATTTTATCCGTGCAAGACGGATATTTTTGTAGAAACATACGAAAAAACGGAGGAATAAAAATGTTAGAAAAAGCAAAACAATAGACTGCTTTGTAGTTTGGTTTAGCAAGACCCTGCAAAACTGGAAAGCTCTTGTTAGTACGAACGCAATTACATCAAGCGAACCTTGTGGAAATTATGCAGAAATCACGCATAACGGAGACAAGAAAGAGACTTATGTGGATGTTTACGCCAAGGTTTCAAATCGTGTCATTAAAGATTAGGAGGTGATCCGGTATCTTGACAAGCGGGAATAGGTCGCTTTTTTTATTGTTTTAATTGTCCAGACTATGCGGAGGACGTTAAAAGCTGCATTGTTTCGTCGCCGGACGTAAAGCGAGAACAATCGATTGACGGCGTAACCGTCGGAGGAAAATAATGTCAGAAAATACACAAGCAACAGTCGAGACCGAAGCAATTGAGAAAGACGTCGCTCAAGAAGAACAAGTCGAGACCAAGCAAGAGAAGTCAGAGCGTACCTTCACACGCGCCGAATTTGGGAAAGCAGTCGCAGCGGAGATTGCAAAAGCTCGCGCAAGCTGGGAAGCGGAACAAGCCGAAGCCCTCGAGCTTGCAAAGAGCGAAGGCGAGCGCCTCGCGAAGCTAACCAAGGACGAACGCGCCAAAGAAGAGGAAGCAAAACGAATCAAGGCTATTGAAGAGCGCGAGCGAGCAATCGCAGAACGAGAAATGAAAATGGCAACTATGGCGTTGCTAGTGGAAGAAGGTCTTCCGCAAGAATTCCTTGGACACGTTCTTGCTCCAACAGCCGAAGAGGTAAAGGCGAAAATTTCTGACTTGCGAAATGTTTTTGACAAGGAAGTTGAAAAACGCGTCAATGAACGCTTAGTGCAAAGTGCGCCTCGTCGTGGAGCTATCAACGGGCTCACGAAAGAGGATATCATGGCGATTGAAAACGACGAAGAACGTCAACGCGCAATCGCAGAAAATATTCAATTATTCAGAAAGGGCTAGAATATGGCTGAAACAAAACTTACAACAATGGCGAATCTGGGCGAAATTAAGTCCATTGATTTTGTCAACAAATTTTCAAAAAATATCAATGATCTTTTGACACTTCTCGGTGTCACACGTCGTCAAGAATTGACAAGCGATCTCAAGATCCAAACTTACAAATGGACCGCGGACGTAAACGCAACTAACCCGGCAGAAGGTGAAGATATTCCACTTTCTCAAATGGTTCGCGCAAAAGCGCAAGCATACGAGGTCGCTTGGTTCAAAAAACGTCGTTCCGTATCAGCAGAAGCAATCGCGCGTCATGGTGCGTCAGTAGCGATCACAGAAGCAGATACTCGCCTTATGCGCGAGATCCAAAACGGAATCAAAGAGCAATTCTTTACATTCTTGAAAGCAAACCCGACTAAAAATAAAGGCAAAGGCTTGCAAGGTGCACTTGCTCAAGCATGGGCAAAAATCGCAACTTTCAACGAATTTGAAGGATCTCCAATCGTTACTTTTGTAAACCCGGTTGATGCTGCTGAATACCTTGGAAATGCCGGCGTAGGTGCTAACGCTTCTAACGTCTTCGGTATGACTCTACTCAAAAACTTCTTAGGTATGCAAAACGTCATCGTAATGAACGGTGTACCAGAAGGCAAGATCTACACGACAGCGGTTGAAAACTTGGTGTTTGCAAACTTGAACGTTGCGACTGGTGATCTTGGCGGATTGTTTGCGGACTTCACAGACGAAACCGGGCTTATTGCAGTAGCCCGCGATCGTGCATTGAAGAATTTGACTTTCGAGTCTGTATTCTTCGGAGCAAACGTTCTTTTTGCTGAAATTCCGGAAGGCGTTGTTGAAACAACAATCGAAAAAGTGGCAGCAGTAGCAGCCTAATTAGGAGGTGAACGATGACAGCTATTGAGCTAGAGAGAGCAACGGAAGAGATTCGCTTGCTGAAAGGAATTCCAAAGAGCGATCAGGAACAAGACGATTTATTGGCCCTAATAGTACGGGATAGCTTCGAGCGTATGATCGCTTACGTCAACCGATTTTCTGATTCACAGCTTGAGGAATTGCCCGAAACGGTGGCATATATCCTCCGTGACGTGGCTGTCAGTCGATTCAACCGCCTAAACTCGGAAGGCGCAACCGCTGACAGCGAAGAAGGCCGGAGTTTTACTTGGGAGGATGGCTATCTAACAGATGATAATAAGGCCGTACTAGAAGGCCTCGCGGTGAAACATCGCGCCCGTGGGATCGCTAGATTCATTTAAGGGGGGGCGCGTGTATGATCTATAATGACCGCGTAACCTTGATTTTTGAGAAACGCCCAACGGACGAGCTATTGGACAAGGTGGAGAAGAAAAAGAGCTTCCCCGTTCCTTGTATGCGCAATGCTATGTCCAACTATGAAATGATGGGGCTCTTTGGTAAGTATGACTTTGACGCGTTCAAGTTACACTTGCAAGGTGTCCATCGGGACTTTTCCGAAGTCATTTACAAGGGCAAGAAAATGAAAATCAAGGGCAAAAGATATCATCATAATAGTACGGTGATTTACTTATGAGTTTTTCATATAAAGTAAAGGGGCTAGATAAGTTTATCCGACGCGTCCAGAATAAGCCGAAACAAGCAAGACGAGCCGTAAGTGCTGAATTGCACAGATCGGCCTTGCGAGTTGAGCGAAAAGCCAAAATAAAAGCAGCAGTCGATACCGGATTTATGCGAAACGGGATCTTTGTCGCTCGGGTGGGCATGTTACGATACAAAGTGACGTCCCCGGCGGGTTATTCGGTCTATGTCGAGCTCGGAACGCGTAAAATGAAGGCCCAACCCTTCCTCGGGCCGGCCGTTAAGGAAGAAAGCGAAGTTCTTTTCAAAAATCTTCGTAAAATGTTTAGGAGGTGATCCATGGAATTTGAAGCACCTTCGATCAAGACACTCGCGGAATTGCGCGAGAAATTGAAGCCGTTGAATATTCCGATCTATTTCAACCTTCCAGATCCAAACGTACTCGAGCCGTTCTTGGTGATTGGGCAAACGAGCTCGGACACCTCGAAAACGGTCCAGACGGGGCTCATAATCGAAGATTTAAGCGTCCAGATAGATATATTCTTACCGGACGACGAAAGTCGCGGAGGAGTCGAGAGAGTGCGATCAGAAGCGATCAGGCGAATCGGTCGGAATAATCGGATGGCGTCAACCGTCTTGAAAGATGACTCAATAGGCCGGGAGGTCTATCATATCGTTATTAATTTAACAGAAATAATATTTTAAAGGAGCACTTAATCAATGAGTGAAGCAGAAGACAAAGCAAAAATTAAAATTACGATCGCGAAGCCGGTCGTAGGTAAAAAAGTATTTTACTTTATTCAATCAATCCACGCTGAAAAAGGCACGGGAGCAATGCTTCCGGCTTACCGTAAAGATGGTTCTACGACCATGGGTGGCGAGTACATCGATGAACAAACACAACAAGGGCGTTTGCTTGAGAAAGCAACCGACGAGCACTCTATCGAGTTGACTCAATACTTTGCGCCAAAAGATCCATCCGTACAAGTCATTCTTGACGCGCAGAAAACGGGTGAGTCTGTCAAAATTTGGCGTGTTATCGTTGACGAAAGCGTGAAAGAAACATCAACCGGCAAGGATACATATCCGGCACAATTTGGATATGGTAAGATCACAGATGACATCGAATTCGACGACGCAGTAGACGGCTTCGTTGAATTGAGTTATACCGTGGGTATTGTTGGTCGTCTTCGTGATGGCAAGTTCCCGTTGTCAACAGAAGAAATTGCAATGTTGAACGACGTTTACGAATACCAAAATCCGGGCGAAACTACCGGCGATTACAACAACATCACACGCTAATTTTTCAAGCAAGAGGGCCTCGAAAGCCCTTTTGCTTTTATTTTTTTATAAAAAAGGAGTTTTACAATGGAATTTACAGTCGGAAACAAAGTGATCGAGATCAAGTTTGATTACATGACAATGTACAAAGTCAATCGCGATTTAGGATCTCAAAGTCCAGACGGCACGCGCAACGAAGACGGGGTTGGGGCTTTATTCCTTCGCGTCGTTGAACGTAACGACTCGGCTCTAGTGGATCTTATCAAGCTATGTGCGGGCAAGAAAGCGAAAGCCGTAAGCGATGAAGAAGCAATCAAAGCACTCGCGGACAAGATGGAAGAACTTGGAGCAGAAAGCACGGAACTGCTTTTCGAAGCACTTGAGGAAGAAATGGTCGAATCGGGTTTTTTCAAAGAAAAAGTTTTGAAATATTTAGAAAATCTCGAGCTGGGCTTGAAATATTTGAAAGCCAAAGCGGAAACAGCGGAAGACAAGGCGCAAGCGGAACTTCAAGTCGAGCAGACAGAGGCACAGATTGGGCGCTTGAAAAACGCAATCTCTTAATTGAGTGCGCTCGTTTGGGTCTGACTGACCCGAATATTATTTTTTCATGTACGAAAAATGAGCTTGACGCAATTCGCGAAGGGCTTTATTATCGCGCGATTGAAGAGAGGGAAAACCTCGTCGAGCTTGCTTTTAACTTGCGATACACGCTTAACGCTAAAAAAGCAGAGATCAGCAAGCTAAGCAAGAAAAAGGATCGGGACAAGATCAAGCGATTATTCGATCCACAAAGAGAAAAACAAATTGAAAACAGAAAGGACTTGATCGCGAAAATCGAAAGATTAAACGAGCATTTCCAAAACAGAAAATAATAATAAAGGAGGTGGGGGCGATGGCATTTGATGGATCAATCGAGGCCTTAATTGGCGCGGATTTAACCGGATATGAAAAGGCGATGTCCGAAGTCGTCAATTCAACAAAGAGAGCGTTCGAATCGGCTGCACAAACAGCGTCAAAGAGCGCGAATCAGATGATACGCGAGGTCGGTGAGCTTATGAACCGGCTAGCGAAAAGCAACCAGTCATCGGGCTCGAAGATTGCCCAAGGCCTTACCGGTGGCGTAAAAATCGCAATCGGTGAGCTTCAACGTATCGCTTCGAATATCGGCGCAAAATTGCCCGACCCGATTCGAAAGGGCTTCGTTCGGCTATCTAACGAAGTAAAAAGCGTAATTAGTGCAATGCAAGGCGATATTTCGTCTTTCGGTTCAAAGATTAATTCAGGGTTCAAGAAAGCGTTTAGCTTCGATATTTCGAAAGCTATCAAGTCTCCAAAGAGCGCGTTTGCGGAGCTAGCGAATAGTGTCGATTCCATGGCACAACGTATCAGCTCGAAAGCACACTCTATCGGGACAGTCTTCGCGAATTCAGCGAAGAATATGAGCGGACCATATAAGACGGCATTTGACAGCATTTCGAGCTATCTCGCGAGCTTTGAAGCAAAGGTTCAAGGGATCTCGGGACGTATCACGAGCGCCCTCGGTCAGAAAGTGCTCAATCCGATCAACTCGTCATGGTCTAGTATGTTTTCCAGCCTCACGGCGAAAGCGAACAGCTTCGCGGATCGGGTACGGAATTCATTCGGTGGGCGGGTACTGTCATCCGTCAACAACCTCGCTAGCAACGTAAGCGGTAAGCTCGGGAACGCGTTCCAGTCAGCCGGACAGAAGGCAGTCGGAGCGTTGACGGGTATCGTAAGCCATACGGACAGAGCGACGAGCGCGTCAACTAACTTGCTGAAACAAGTCCTCGGAGTGGCTGCTGCATATAAAGCGTTTGACCTTGCAAAGCAAGCAATCAAGAGCACAGTCTCGAAAGCTGCTGAATTCGAGGCTAAAATGAGTAACATTAAGGCCGTTACTGGTGAGAGCGAGGCGACGATGAAGAAATTCAACGACGCAGCGATTAAAGCCGGGGCGGAAACAGCCTTTTCAGCAGCAGAAGCAGCGGACGCCGTGGGCGAGCTTGCAAAAGCCGGGGTATCAACGCAAGATATCCTAAACGGTGGACTTACCGCGTCCCTTAACCTTGCGACAGCGGGCGAGCTCGACTTGAAAGAAGCTGCTGAAATTACATCAACAGCATTGAACGCTTTCCGTCGGGACGGGATGACGGCTACACAAGCGGCAAACCAACTCGCGGGAGCTGCTAACGCGTCAGCAACAGACGTCCACGAATTGAAATATGGTCTTTCCATGGTCGCTCCGGTAGCGTCTGGGCTTGGTCTATCGTTCCGTGATACCACGAACGCCCTCGCAGTCTTCGCTCAAAACGGACTCAAGGGATCAGACGCCGGAACGTCACTTAAAACTATGCTGATGAATCTGCAACCGCAAACAGAGAAACAAATGAATCTCATGCGCGAGTTGGGAATCATCACAGAAGACGGTTCAAACCAATTCTTCACAGCAGAAGGCAAGATCAAGTCATTCGCAGAGATTTCTCAAGTTTTGAAAGACAAACTCGGGGGATTGACTGACGCAGAAAAACAAATGGCCCTCAAGACAATGTTTGGTACGGACGCGGTTCGTGCTGCAACTATCGCGATGAATGAGGGAGCAGATGGCGCGAATAAAATGCAAGAGGCCATCGACAAAGTGAGCGCTGCTCAAGTTGCTGCTGAAAAGCTCAACAACTTAAAAGGGGCAGTCGAGTCCTTGAGTGGATCGTGGGAAACGCTCCAAATTAAAATTGGGACGGCAGTCTTACCGGTTCTAACGACGCTCGTCAAGTGGATCGATAAGCTAGTCGATAAGTTGTCCAATTCTCAAGGCCTTCAAAACTTTTTAGACGCTTTAAACTCATTGAATCCAGCTCTTAATCAGCTTTTGAACGGTACGAAAATGACTGGGGAGCAAGCTCAAAAATTCCAGAATACAATGTCCAAAATTAAGCCGGTTATCACGGCGTTAGTGGGCGCGTTTGCGTTCGGTCCGGCCGTTCGCGGACTGGCTTCACTAAGTGGTGTCATTGGCACGGTCGCAATCAAAACTGTTGCTCTTGGATCTGTTACTTCAAGCGTATTTAGTTCAGCCGGGGGCTTAATTACTAGCTTTACAAGCAGAATTGCGGGAATTCCGGGTGTTCTTGGCGGGGCTGCTTCGCAAGGTATGTCCATTTTAAGCATGATGACAAGTGGGATCGCGACCGTGATGGGAGTTGCCCTCGCGTCAATTGGTCCGGCTGCTATCTTGGGGCTTGTCCTCGCGGGCCTTGGTCTGATTAACCAACAATTTGGGAAACAGATCGATCAGTTGATTCAAACGGTGACGACAAAAGGGCCACAGATCATTCAGAAGCTCGTAAGTGGCATTACTAGTCAATTACCAAGCCTTATCGCTTCGGGTGCGGATCTAGTCGCTAAACTTGCGCAAGCCTTCGCGACAATGTTCCCGGTTATCGTTGACGCGGGAATTCAGCTTATTGCAAGCCTTGTCCAAGGCGTGGGCCAAAATGCGGGATCGCTTATTTCGTCAGCAATAACTGTCATCGGATCATTCGTTGATACATTGCTTCAAGCATTACCACGATTGCTCTCAATCGGGATGGAATTGCTCGTTAACGTGACGAATGGTATTTTGCAAAACTTACCGCAATTACTGACGACGGCACAGCAGATCGCGACAAACTTCATCACGAGCTTACAAGCAAACTTCCCTTCTATCCTTGAACAAGGTATCCAAATTTTGATGAATGTCGTTCAAGGTATCGTCCAAGCGTTACCGACAATCATCCAAATTGCAACGCAAGTCATTGTCGGATTTATTCAGACGATCCTCGCCAACTTACCGACTATCTTGCAAGGCGGTATTCAGTTGATCGTGACCCTCGTACAAGGGCTTATCAACGCCTTGCCACAGATCGCTCAATCTGGTATGCAGATTATCGGTCAACTTATCATGGGACTTGCTCAAGCCTTGCCACAACTAGCAATGGCCGGCTTGCAATTGATTGTCCAACTCGCAACGTCTATCATTACCGGATTGCCTAATATCGTAACGGCTGCTTGGGAGATTATCAAGGGATTCGGTGGAGCATTGCTTGAATTCATTCCGAACGCCTTGAAAGGTGTCGCGGACGCGATTGGTAACTTCTTCGGTGGTATCTGGGATTGGATCTCCGGTAAGTCCGAAGAAGGCGGAGCGAAGGTCGAAGCGACAATCGGAGCGACAGCGGATCATATTTCGAACAAGAGCTCGGAAACAACCGCGAAAGTCAGCTCGGACGCAACAACCGCGAATACAACCGTCAGCACGAATTATCAACAAATGCAAGCGAATGTCAGCACGTCAACGAATACGATGACCGCGGACGTATCGAATAACATGATGAACCTTGCGAATAGTACGATGACAACAACAACGACTATGCAACAAGGCGTGTCAACGAATTTCGGTATGATGAACGCTGACGGCACAATGAACATGCAACAACTCGCGATGAATACCGATACGTCGTTTATGCAGATGAACGCGAACGCGACGACTCAAACCGGACAGATGAACACGGGAGTCGTGAGCAATATCAGCGAGTTAAACGCGAACGCAAGCTATCAGATGGATCAGCTCCTCAATAACGCGAACGCGAGCACAGCGGGCGTAAATACCGCAGCTAACACGAACGCTCAACTTGCGAATTCGGGAGTAGTAAGTAACTTCCAACAAATGCAAGCGGGGGCAACGAGCGCAACAAACACGATGGCGAACAATGCACAAGCTGACTTTGCCAAAGTAACGCAACAAGCGCAACAATCAAGCGCACAATTGTCGCAAACCGTCACCACTAATTATAACCAGATGAAGACGACAGTCACGGAATCGATGAACGCGACAGCCCAAGCAGTACAAGCCGGGCTCACGAAGATTTCACAAGCGACGTCGCAAGCCGGCAAGCAATTAGTGACAGCATTTACTCAATCGTTTAAAGGCGTGTCGGACACTGCAAAACAAGGAATGAACGCGGTCGTGTCTTCTATGAGCTCCGGTCTCAATAAGGCCGTGAGCCTTGCACAATCGGCCGGATCGAGCATTGTTTCGACGTTTAGTCAGTTGGCCGGATCGCTTTCGTCAGTTGGTGTCAATGCCGGCTATGGTTTGTATAATGGTCTAGCTTCGACAGCCGGGGCGCTGTATTCACTAGCGTATAGTATCGCTTCGAGTATCGCTTCGATCATGCGTTCAGCGCTTGATATTCACTCGCCGTCCCGGGTTACGAAAAAAATCGGTAGCTTCACGGGCGAAGGTATGTATCTCGGTATGCGTGACTGGGTATCGGATATAAACGATATGGCTCGTCAGTATGCCCAAGCAATCACGGAACAAGACTATCAAACAAACAGCACAATGACGACAAGCGCGAGCGTGACAAGCTCGGGCGTTCGTTCTTCACTCGAAGACTTGAGCGATGAAGTGAAAAACTCACAACTCGCGGATCAAAAATTCGAGGTACACAACGAAATTGTCGGTGATAAGATCTATACCACAGTCAAAGAAAAAGACGCCCGAAAAAAGGCGTTAGATGAATATTTCGCGTAAGGGGGTGAAACATGGACTTATTGATTGAAAAAGACGGCCAAATTCGGAGACTTTCCGGTCTTGGCCTTTATAATATCGCGGTCGATGATTCGTCCCCGTCCGTGGATATTTCAACGCGTACCGTCAAGGGACGCAATGGCCGGATCTTCGACGGCCTAACATATAACGAAAAAGTTATCGAAGTAAGAGCAAGGCTTTCCGTCCCAACGATGGAAGCCTTTTTTGATAAAAAGGACGAGCTGACACGATACATTTTGGGAGAGGAAGGCTTCTATATAACTAAAATGTACCCGCAACGTAACGAATTATACGAATTCGAAACAGCGGGCCAAACAACGGGAGAGCTTGAGATTGCGAATATTCAACACAATCAATGGCGGTATCGTTACAAGGTGGTCGGGAACGAGCGGATCAACTATGAATTCGTTGGTAAGTCATCCGCGGGATTGAAATATAATATTTCGTTCTCGTTCGTAACAGTGGAGCTCCCTTTCGGTGAGACAGTACCGAAGGATATCGTGCTTACAACGAATACATTTGATTATGCGGGCACGGCACAGTTGAGCCAACTCGAAGTCCCGTTTGTCGTGGAATTGACCGCAAGTGCTGACAACACCGACTTTTTTGTTGAAATTGACGGCCGTCGGTTTACATATCGACACGCAGAAACGCCGATCCGATCTGGGCAGAAGTTACTCTTGCGTGGGATTGAAACGGTGCTAGTGTCTGGGACGAATGAAACGAACGTCAACAACCGGACTAATTTTGAATATTTCGTGATTCGTCCGAAAATCAACAAAAAAATACCTTGGTTTACGAATTTTAGAGGCACGATCAATATCCTCGGATTCAAGGAATTATACAAGTAGGAAGGAGGAAAAATGCTTACTTTTTACGATGAAAAGGGCAACGGGTACGGGGCGCAAGTCGAATTTACCACAAAAAACGCGGTAAACGGTGAGCGTTCCGTGTCCGGGACCATCCTTTCAAACGATAAAGTGTTATCAAAGATTGATCGTGGATGGTCGTTTGAATGGGATGGCGAAACGTACAAAATCATTTACGCCAAGCCCAAGGACGAAGGCCGGAGCTTGTCTGTATCATTCGACGCAGTTCACCAATTCTTCTACGATTTCGATCATTCCAATTGCTATCAAGTTTTCAATGGCTCGAATCGTTTCGAAGTCTATATCGAGGCTATTTTTAAGAATAGCGGGTATCGGTACGTTATCGAAGCGGACGCGAAAGCCATCCGGAAAGAGAATTTCGGGAACGCGAAACGTCTGTCTATGTTTAAAGACATTATCAAGGCGGCGGGTCTCGAGTTTTCGGTGACTGGTAAAGTCGTCCGGATCGTGAAGAAAGTCGGAACGGATCTCTCGACAGTCGTCCGGAAGAATTTCAACATGAACGAGCTTACACTCGAAAAGAATATCGGAGCTTTCATCACTTACAAAAAGGGCTTCGGGGCTTGGAAGGACGAAGAAAATCACGACGCGGGCCGGTATGAAACAGAATACGAAAGCCCGCTAGCTCGGATCTATGGCCGTATCGAAGGCGAGCCGGTCAGCGATGAACGGTACAAAGAGACTGGGAAGTTACTCGAGCGTCTAAAGCATGACGTTGACAATTCATACTCTATTTCGGTTCAGCTCGAGATGGAAGACTTGACCCGGGCCGGCTACAAGTACAAGCAACCTCGAGCCGGTGACTATATCATGGCTATTAACGAAATGATCGGATTCCGTGAGAAAATCCGTATCGTGTCTTACGAGAGTAGTTATGACGTGACGGGTCGGTTATTATCTCATAAGGTAACGTGTAATGATATCGGAACGGTCCAGAAGGCGATCTCGTCCGAAGGCTCAATCATGCGAAGCGTGGGCCAAAGTAAGGAATACGCGGAAAGCGCCCTTGCTATTGCCACGAAAGCCCTTGTCAGCGCAGACGGCAAGACCACGACTTATTACGGAGCGGAGAAGCCTCGGGATCAACCGCAAGGCACACTCCATCGGGGAGATCTGTTATATCTGACAGTCGGAGAAGAGACCGAGCTGTACTTTTGGAACGGGTCAGAGTGGGAGCTTAAACATCTAAAATTCGACAGCTCGAAGCTCGAGAAAATGTTTACAGATTCCAAGGCCACAACCGATAAGGCCATCGCAGAAGCTAACAAGCGAGCAGAAGAGGCTCTTAAAAAAGCCGGAACATTGCCGGACACGACCAAGTTATCGGACCAGATAAAGCAACAGATTTTAGCTAGTCAAGACTTAACTCAAAAGGTAGCAGAGACGCTCAATCAAACGGATAGCACGGTTATCTATAACAAGATTTACCAAAATATCAGTCAAGAGTTTACAAGCAAACAGGACGGTGAGTATCTGATTAAGCGTTTAGGCCAAGCCAATAAAGACTTGGATGATATCACTAGTAAAATTTCAAAACAAACCGTCGAATTTCAAAAGCTGACCGAAAGCAACAAATTGTACGAGCGTATCATCGGCACAAGCGAAACAGACGCACCCGATAAGCTCTCACGGCTTGTCATGTCGAGCGATATCTTCCAAACCGAAGTCGGGAAGTACGTTACGGATGATAACAACTTAATTGTCAATTCGGCTACGATGGACAAGAATACACTCGTCGGCGCTACTAACTCTAATGTTAGAGTGACGCTAAATAATGGCACTTTTACGATTTATGCTTTCGGTCTTACGTCATACAATTGGACGGGTTTCTCGCTTCCGATTTACGTTAAAAAAATCTATCACGGCGAGACTTACACGTTAGGTTTTAAATATCGCATTAGGTATTATCCGGATAGCTCATTTGCCTTTAACATCAAAAATCACGGTCTGAACAAGACTTTGCTATCATCTGATATCGGCAAGGAACGACCGCCTTTGCATGAATGGCAAGAATTCCAAAAGACTTTTAAAGTCGAAGAAGATTTTGCTTTTGGTGAAGATGCAAACTATCCATTTTATATTTATTTAGCTAAAAATGGATGGATCGAGTTCAAAGAACCTATCTTAGTCCGTGGTTCGAATACTGGCCCTTATAAGCCGAGTCAATTCGACGATGCTTACAAGTCGGTTGAGGCTACACGAACACAAATGTCGCTACTAGCGGGCTCTTGGTCGGTTAAAAATCTAAGTAGCGCGGGCGACGTGCTCAACTCGATCAACTTACTAGCGAATGGCACGAACCGAATAGATGGACGGCTAACGCACATCACGGGTCAGACCGTCATCGACAATGCGGTTATCAAAGACGGGATGATCGAAAAAGTATCCGCTAATAAATTAACCGCTGGAACAATCGACGCTAACGACGTGGATATAATCAATTTAAACGCTAAAAGCATTACGTCTGGGGCGTTCAAAGGTCTTACTTACGAAGGCGGTATTATCCGTGGAAACAATGGTAATACTGAAATTAACTTAAATTCTAATGTAACAACTTATAAAAGTAAGGCTAAAATTGAGTTTCTATCTCCTTCGAATTCTTTAGAGTTTAATTCTGGAGGCAATAAGGCTTTCTTGTCTCCGTCGGTTTCGACCGGAACTAATTACGGCGCGATTTCGCTCGGTGTTAACGACAGAGGAGAATTAGACTCGGACGCCAATTTCACGGGCATAAAAATTTTTAACGAGCCTAGAGCGCGCACGGTGGCGCTTGTCGGTGATGTCCGGATCGTTAAAGACCCATTCACACGTCTCGCACAAGGGAAATCCTTAGCTGAATTATTCGGGTACATAAATGATAATTTCAAGATGCTAAGAGAGTTCCGCAATCGACACGGAGAAGGCTCACCCGGATTTTGGGACGTTTCATTGTAAGAAAGGACACTATGAACACAGTAGATAAAATTGTAAATGATATCGCGCAGAGGCTCGCGAACGCAATCGTAGAGGGATCTAATCACAAGGTCTTGCACGAAGAAGCTCAAGAAAGACTTGCTGAAATGCAAGCACAGCTAACACAAGCACAAGCACAGCTAGAACGCATTAATAGCGTACTAGACGCAGACGACGCTCTCAAAGAATTATTCGATGAAGAAGCTGAAAAATTAGAAGCTGAAAAATTAGAAGCTGAAAAATTAGAAGCTGAAAAATTAGAAGCTGAAAAATTAGAAAAGGAAAAATAATATATGAGTTTTAAAGTAGTAAACAAATACGCACAAGACAGCAACCGCACATTTGTAGCAATTCGCCAAGAAAACCCTTATACAGCCTTCGATCGCGTCCTTATTGGTGACCGCACCAACGATACGGACGAGGCTCTTATCGAGGCTGTACTAGGTCAGATTGCGACGGAGTTCAATCCAGCGGATGGGGTGAAGAAATTGCAAGAAGACCTTCATACGCAAGCAGAAAGCTACGAGCAGAAACTAGCAGAGAAAGATACTAAAATCGCAGAAGTTAAGGCAGTAGCTGACTGGGCAGTCCTTGCACGGGTGACTGATACAGATAACCCACTTGACCCAACAATCTACAAGCGTGGCCTTGAGTTGGTTGATTTAGGGCAAATTGGCAAAACTTACAAGTCACAAGAAATTTTCACACTTGAAAATTCTGACCATGTCGAAAAATTCCAAGAAGGTAAGCGCGTCATGATCCAAGTAACTGAACCATTTACTTACCAAGGTGAAACCCTGGAGCAATTGGAAACATTGCACCAAAATGGGAAAATCGGTATCTGGAAGTGGACAGAGCCGAAGCAACCGCAAGCGTCGGGCGATCTTGAAACGCAACCGGTACAATAACCATCACTTACACTAAAGGGGGTGATGGAATTGGACTTATTGGCATTAGTTGACAAGTTGACTCCCGTTCTGGTCGTCATCATTCCAAGCTATTTTTCCTTTAAAAGTACAAAAAGCACTAAAGAGGCTGACAAACGTCTTGAGGGGCTATCGAGCAAAATCGATAGCCTCGAGAAGTCAGTAAATACGGTAGAAGAAATTGGGAAAGATAATAATAAGAATTTAACGATGATCGGGAAAGGCTTACAACGCTTGCAACGTTTTCGATTGCAAGAAAATCTTAAAAATGCCCTAAAACGGGGCTACACAAACCAACACGAGATTGAAGAAATGTCCAAGCTATACGAGAGCTATGTCGAGCTTGGGGGGAATGGCGCGATTAAAGTATTATTCGAGCGATTTTTAGATCTCGAAATTAGAGAGGAAAAATAAAATGGATCAAATTACAAGCATTATTACTTCATCAGCTATGAGCATTTTAGTTGTATTGACTGGTATCGTAGTACAAGCGATCAAGAAATACTTGCTTATGCGTGGTGGCAAGAAAGCAATTGAGATCGTTGAGATCTTGGCTAAAAATGCGGTCAACGCCACAGAGCAAGTTGCTGAAAAGTTAGATATCCACGGGGCAGATAAGCTAGAGCACGCTAAAACGAGCTTGATCGAGGGTCTTGAGTCTCAAAATATCCACTTGACAAATCAAGAACTCAATACCTTTATCGAAGCAGCCGTTAAACGCGCTAACGACGAATGGAAGAAATAAGGAGGTCTGTCCATGAGTAAAATTGAATCAAGTATCGCACGTATGCGCCACTTACAAGCGATCCCCGTCCATTATGACATGAGCGATCGCAACGGTAACGACGCGGACGGCGACGGACGTATTGAGTTTGATTGCTCGTCTGCTGTATCATACGCGCTCGAGATCAACCTTAACAACAACACAGAAACGCTTCAACAAGTGCTCCCAACAATCGGATATCCGAAGATCTTCGACGGAGTGGATGGCACTTTCGACGCTCAACATGGGGACGTGGTGATCTGGGCTCCGCGAGACGGATCAAGCTCCCTCGGATCATTCGGCCATATCTTGATTATGACCGGAGAAAATACCGCTATCCATTGCAATTACGGCATGGATGGTGTAAGCGAAAATGATTATAACTATATCTGGGATCTCAACGGTCGCCCTCGTGAAATCGTCTTCCGTGAGAGTGGCACACCCGCACCCGCACCAGTACGAAGCGAATTCGATCGCGAGCTTGACGTGAATACACGCTTGAACAAGTCAGACAAGCCATATTATGAAGGCACACTCACGACTGACTATTACGTCGAAGCCGGCCCGCGTATCGATAGCCAAGACAAGGAATTCTTGCCGGCGGGGACTCGCGTCCGCGTCTATGAGAAATTGAACGGATGGGCGCGAATCAATCATCCAGATAGCGCGCAATGGGTAGAAGATAAGTATCTCGACGATTGCGTGGATATGTAAGAACAGAGGAGGCCTGAATGAATAGACTAAACTCTACAAATTTAAGGCAGATCGAGGGGGGGCGTATCGTCAAACAAGGCGATTCCGCGTCCCTTTTTGGTTTTGAGTTGTTAGACGAATATTGGAAGCCGGTCGAGCTTGAGGGCGAAAATGCGACAATCACGCTCGCGTCGTCAAAAGGTAAGGCTGTTTTTCAAGGTGTCGTCACTAATTCAAAAGTTATGTTTCGAATTTCGAAAGTCCTTCCAGTTGAGAGCTATCTCGTAGAGGTATCATGCGGTGGGTACGTCTTCCCGAGCGATCAAAACGTTCGAGTTGACGTGATTCAATCCGCGGACGAGTACACGAGTGAGCAAGTTCTCGCGCTTGTCAAAAACGACGTAAAGGAAGAGATCGGAAAGTTTATCGAGGCGCACAAAGAGAACGGAATCGTGGAAGAATTCCCGGATCTGACGACTCTATACAATTTAGCTAAAATTTAAAAGGAGAAAAAATGAGCTTAAATACAGAAAAACTCACACAATTCGCCCAAACCGTCGGGACAGATATCAAAGATATCAAGACGCAACTTGCGAATAAAGCGGAAAAGAGCGAGATCGGCCAAGGCGGGATCACGCAAGAGCAACTAAACACAGCCATCCAAGGCGTGAAAACGGATATTTTGGGCGAAGGTGTCCCCGAAGAGTTAAATACTCTCAAAGAAATTGCTGAAAAAATTTCGGCCGGCAGTTCATCCGATAGCGCGATCGTTTCAAAAATGACCGAGCTCGGTCAGAAATTAACTGATTTAGAAAATACTGACTTCGTACAAATTTACACCACGGCGAAAAACAGTCTCTAAAGGAGGCGCTGAATGGATAAACTAAAAGAAGCAATCCAACAGATCGGCCGGGATATCGGAGATATTCAAGGGAAACAAGCGTCCTCGTTGACGACGACAGAGGCGTATAAGATCTTTCCAACGTATGCGACGCTTCAAAATCAGATGACGACCAACATCAAGGACAAGCACTTGGAATTAGGACTTGACGCGCTGATTGATAGCAAGCTCGCGAATGGTGGCGATCCATTCGTCACCAAGTCAAAAATCCCGGTAGTGGACACTAGCCAGCTTGCGACTAAAAACGATCTTGAAGAGTTGAAGCGTAGCGCTGGGAATGCTGGACAAGTCAATGAGTACGAAATCCACGGAACTGGTATGCCTAACGGGCGAGTTATTGCCCCAGTTGGTACGACATACGTTGATACCAACGCCACGAATGGTGCTCTTAAATGGATCAAGAGACGAGGAACTGACAATCAAGGTTGGGAAGTTTTGACGGGTGATACAGGTTGGAAGAAGTTAAAAACGCTCTCGACTTTAGGGGCTTCTGCCTTACACGTCAGACGCATTAACAATCAAGTGACGTACAAGTTCGAGGGGTTACAATGGGGATGGTTTGGAATACTTCGTCGTGGCGCTCCGGGTTATGCTACACATCCGAGCAATCGAGAAAAGAAAGTATTCATTTTAAACAATGGAGAAGTTCCGTATGGTTTCCGAGCGCCTTTCTCATTAATCGGTCAAATATTCAACGATAACGGTGTCCCGTATGGTACATGGTATGTAGGTTCTGCTACTGATGCCAATCATTTAAGGTTTCAATTTTTAGAACCAGTACCGACTGATAGGGATATCGGCGATATCCGAGTATCTCTAATATCTTACGTTACTGACGACCCGTGGCCGTCAACGCTATAATTTATAATATATAAGACACACACCCTCCCAAAATTGGGAGGGCTTTTTTTGTTGACTTTTTTGTGCTTATAACGGCAATTTCAAAGATTGTCTATTATAACGGACAAAATAAAAAAGCCCTCGGGCTCGTTCTCTCAATTATGCGGGCAATGAATACGAAATTGAATACGTCTTTTTTTAATTGATAGAAATTAATAGGAATTATTATTTCTTTAAAGTATTGATTTTACAAATGATGGTAAACAATCGGCATTTGATGGCAACCATAGATAGTTTTTGGTATAATAGAGGGGTGTATCTTTTGGACGGAATAGGTTACAGGATTCAATCCAGATGCATAAATGAAGAAAGAAAGTAGTAACGTGATGCAAGCCTTATATAACCTTCTTGTTGAGAAATTTCGGCTGACTTTTGACGATACAGAATTGTTGGAAACAGCTTTTACACATACCTCATATGCGAATGAGCATCGCCTCTTAAAAA